ATCCGTTGCGATCTATGTATAACGCGGTGCGACCCGGAATAGTAGCCGGTAGCACATTAAACTTTTCGGTGTCGAGTCCAGAGATTAGAAGGTGACCGGTAAAGGTTCCAGCCTGATTGAGCTGCTGAGTAAAGGCTACGCCCGTTATCGGCAGCTCGGCAAGAATGTCGTTAGTCAGTAGATCGGCAAACAAATACCGATAGGTAGTAGTCATTTGCCGACCTTCCTAGATTAAGAAATAAGCGCGGCGGCTTCTTCTTCGGTTAGACCGAGTGCGGTGAGTTTAGCAAGAGCAGAGGCTTTGGCTTCGGCTTTAGCCTGTGCTTCGGCTTCCTCTTGCGCTTTGATTTCAGCGAAAGCAATTTCATCTGCTTCGCGCTGCGCAATTTCATCGGCAGTTAGTTCTACCTCTGTAGTCACTCCCGTTGAGCAATCCATCACGAGTTTAGTTGGCATTTTCATATCCTTTCTTAGACTGTATTTTTGATTCCGTAGAGTGTGGCCGTTGTATGTTGAACTAAATTACCTGAAGCCGCAGACTCTAGTTTGATAGAAGTGATAGCAGCCGAATCTGACCACATTCCCGCAGTCCACATTGCTAAATGACTTTGTGAATTATTTTCAGTCACGCCATCTACAGAAACGGATTTATTGGTAGAGCCTGTGTAATTTGGAATATAGATTTCGCCATTTCCAAAAGTATTAGCGGTGTATGAACTATCATCTATCATTGTATTTGAGATAGCATTTGTAACAGAAGTATCTGAAGCCGAACCTGTACCAACGCTATAAAGTCGCACATTTGCGTAATTTGTAGTAGTGCCGTTGAAAGTTGTATTCAATCCCGTTGTATTCACGCTTGATCTGCCTGATACTTTTATTAGTAGATCAGTATAAGTTTGTGGAATAGCAGTAAATTCGATACTGCTCGCTCCGCCTGAACCGACTGTGACTGTTGCTATCGCGTTGTAAGTGAGTGCCATAGTTATTCCGCCTTTATCCCGTAAAGAGTAAAAGTGCTTCCTATTGCGTAAGTGAGACTTTGAGCACTAAATATTTTGATTTTATTGATAGCAGAATTAGAACGCCATTGATTTGTATAACCAATGGACTGCGATCCATTTTGCCCTGAGCCTCTACTTATTGTTGTTTTATATGTAGTCGAATTAGAATAATTTATGATATTGATAATTCTTGTATTTGGCTTTCCACTATTTGCAGCAAGATAACCACAATCCGCATAAGTGACATTGCTCCCTCTACCTGTAATAACAGCACTTCCACTTCCTAATAAGTAAGTATTAGAGTAGTTACTGCCAGTATCGTCATTGAACTGCAAACTTAGTTCGAAACCGCCTCCACTAGCGACAATAGTGTTACAAACTAAAACTAAATCAGTATAACTTCCGCTAATACTAGAAAATGTTACGGAAGTCTGTGCGCTTGAAAGCGTTGAGGTAGCAATACAGTCGTATGTAGTAGTCATTATGCGCCTTTGATTCCGTAGAGAGCGAAATGAGTGTATTGAACAAAGTTATCGCCACCAGAGATATTTGTTATAGATATGGTCGAAATAGCAGATGTATTTCGCCATAGTCCTGAACACATATTTACATAACCTTGACTATTGGTATCGATGCCAGATTGAACGCGCATTGTTTTATTTTTTGAAGTATTAGCATAATCTAAAATGTCAATGATTCCAGCGTTGAACGCTGTCGGAGTAGCCCCCCCAGGTATAGATATGAAACGAATATTGGTATCAGTCACTCCATTTTCATTACCGACTCCTGAACCTGTGCCATAAAGAATGTGCCAGTCATAAGAGGCACTTGTATCTGAGTTATATGTCACAAGAAACGCGTTGAAGTTGCTAGCAGTATTTCTAGCCATGTATCTGATTTGTAAGTGTTTATATGTGTTAGGGATAGAAGTGAACTGTATGCTATTACTTCCGCCAGCACCAACACTTACAGTAGCAATAGACTCATAAGCAGGAGTTCCTACCGCAGTTAATTTAGAAGAAGCAATAACTCCAAGAATAGGCATTAGGCAATATCCCCCACTACATACCAAAGATCGGTGTTGGCTTTAATACAAGTCGCTGACGAGAATTGTGCGCGCAGCTTGGGCGCAGTAGCGGTTGCTCCTGTGCTAGAGATCGTAGTAGTTCCGCTAGTAACCGCGTTGATAGTTACTTGTCCGGCTCCAATTTGGATAATGTTTATTTGTGTTCCTATTGGGTAAGCAACGGAAGCGTTAGTAGGGATCGAGTAAGTTTGCGCTGACGCGTTGGAAGCAGTAACCAATCTGCCGTTATCAGTTAGCACAAAAGTATAGGTAGTTCCGGTTTGCGCGTTTAACGCAAGATTAATCTTAGGATCGGTAAGAGTTTTGTTAGTCAATGTTTGCGCGGTAGTCAAATCCGCCGTAGTAGCAGTATCTATTGCTATTGTTCCGGTTGATGTGATTGTTCCGCCGGAAAGTCCAGTTCCAGCAGTAATGCTTGTTACTGTGCCGGCTCCCTGATAGGCAAGCGAAGTCCAAGCAGTTGAGCCGTTGCCGATTTTGACTTTGAGCGTATCTGTCTCTAACCCAAACTCTCCAGCTGCGAGAGTCGGATTAGTAGAAGTCCATTGAGCGGCAGTTCCGCGCCGGATCTGAATTTGCGTTACGACTGCCATTATGGAGTTCCCCCGTCATAAGTCTGTGTTGCGGTTGTTGTTGGATCGCCACCATTATATGGCGCAATACTATCAAATACTCCCGCGTCTAACTCAGCCACCGCTCCGGAACTTACCTGTTGCCAAGCAGCTCCGTCATAAACCATTAAGCCCGTAGTTGTGTTGTAATAAAGATCTCCAGCCCGAAGCGTAGGCGTAGATATAGCCGAAGCGCTCGCCGGCACATTAGTAGGGGTTAAGGCTTGCCGACTCATGCGATATCTCCCATAACCAGCCAATTATCGGTAGAAGTCTGAACACAAGTCAAGGTTGAATACTGTGCGCGAGTCTTTGGAGTAGCCGCAGTAGCGCCCGTAGATACGATAGTCACGCCGCCGGCTCCGGATACTGTTACCTGTCCGGCTCCAAGCTGAGCCATATTGATCTGCGCGCCTACGGGATAGGCTACTGATGAGTTGAGCGGAATTGTTACCGCTATTGCGGCAGCGTTGCTTAAAGTAGTCAATTTGCCGTTATCTGCCAATACTGTTGTATAAGTAGTTCCGGTTTGAGTGTTGATACCTAGATTGATTAAAGGCGAAGTTAAAGTAGGCGTAGTTAAAGTTTTATTAGTAAGAGTCTGAGCCGTAGATAGATCCGCCGTTACCGCAGTATCAATGCTCAAAGTCACGCCGCCGCTCGAACCCCCACCGCTCAAACCGGTGCCAGCGGTAACTGCCGTAATGTCTCCGGTAGGTAAATTGGTAGTAGTTAATACTCTTGTATCGGTGATGTTTCCGGATCCGATAGATAGCGCTCCAGCTGCTACCGCGATAGTAGCCAGCGAAATAGAGTTAGCCGGAGTAGCCGGAGCAGTAGGAGATCCAGCCGGAGTGCCGGCAAGAACTGATAGCACAACATTGTTCGTAGCGCCTGTATAGTAAGCGTCATTTACTGTCACTACGACTCGATCTATTCTTGGGTTGGTAGGATCCGCAGTAGTGATAGTCAAAGTATCAGTAGCATCGTTGTAAGCCATATAAGTTCCCATGTTGGCTTGGGTTGTTCCTACGATAGCCGCCCAACCACTAGCAACAAGAACGCTCATACCTACCGGTGAGTTAGCCGTTACTGCCATAGATCCGCTAGTTACAATACCGGTAGTCGCGAAGATAGCTTGCGCCGTCAGGCGATCATTTTCCGCCGGGTGGGATCCATTTTGTAACCAAGAAGGTGGTGTGCGTAGTGCCATTTAATCTCCTAAATAAAAGCCGAATTCCACTCGACTACTGCCTTAGTTACATTGACTAGCGTACTACCTGCGAGTCCAGTAAGGAAGAAGTTCGAGTTTCCGGGCGGTGCCGAAAACCAAGTGCCTGATGTTAGCAAATTACGGGCAGACACGCCGTTAAGCGTAATCAATTTGTTATAGAGATCTACTTCTATAAAGTCCGTATCGCTATAAGTTCCGTCAAAGGTGAGCGAGTCTCCGGAAGTTACGGATCCTATCTGTGGGTTGGTGATAGGTCCATTGATAGTAATAGTCGGATAAGCCGTAGCCCACCCGGTATTGGTGATAGTGGTAGTGATGACCGAGCTGCCGCCGCCATAGGTCAAATTGTAAGTGCGGTTATAGATACGACCCGTAGGCGGTGAATATAGAAGGGTTGCGGTCTGATCGTTCGCGTTATAGTAAGACGGATCCGGACAGAAGAACTCGACCTGCGACACGATATATCCGTAGGTGTAGTTAGGATCCAGCGTTGTGCGTAAGCCGCGAACGCGAGCATTGATGTATTGCTGAGTTCCGTCTAGCATAAAGAATAACGGAGTAGTTCCGGAAGTCTGCGGCAATAGATACGATTGAATAGTGTTGTAGTTTTCTTGCGCGGTATTACTCCCGGATCCCAGCGTTAAAAATGTAATAAAGATCGAGCGCCCGCCTAAGAAATCGCGCCCGGAGAACATGCCGTCTGCGTAACCCCGGTTATCATCTTGCCTACGGATCTCCGGTAAAGACTCCAGCCCTTCTACCGATTGAATTTGATACGGAGATCCAGCGCCGCCAAAGACTTGTCCATTAAAAGAAAACGAATAAAGAACGCTTACCATTATTCAGCCACCGGTCCATACTTGCTTCCGCCGCCGCGACTTACCGTTACCGCTTGTCCATATTTTTGCGCTGCTACTACGCTATTAGCAATAGCCGAAGGAGAAGCGTTCGTGGTGGCATTAACTGTCACCGCAAATCGGTTTCCGCTTTCGCGCGATCTTTCGTTAGCGATTTCGGCAGCCGTCATACCTTGGTATCCGATAGTTCCTACTAGCGTAGCCGCTTTATCAGCGTAATAAGTAGCCGTTCCGACTACCGGCTTGGCAGTAGTTTCTTTTGTAGCGTCTTCTGCTTTTTTAATTACTGCGGCTTTTGCTAAAGCGGTAGAGAAAGATCCAGCACTTGCGCCACCGCCACCGCCGCCAGTATAAACCGGAGCGTTAGCCATAGCCGCTGCTGCTGCTTGTGCCGCTCCTAGAGCTGCGATAAGAGCTGCTACTTCGGCTAATTTAGCCCGGAGATCTGCTAACTTCTTTTCGGTAGCCTTAGCAATTTCATCTATCTTTTCTTGATAAGCCTGTTGAGCCTTTACCAATGCGTCTTGTAAGGTCTTTTGCGCTTCGGCTAATCCTTCATCAAGTCTCTTCTTAGCAGCTAGTCGAGACTTCTCCAGCGTCTCGGCAGCGTTAGCGAGCGCTTCTTCTAATTGACGCTTGGCTTCGGCGGTCCGCTCCAGCGACTCAGCCATAGCCGCAGACATAGACCGGCGATACTCGGCGTGTGCGTCAGCTAGGCTTTCTTTAAGTTCAGCATCGACTTCGGCCAATGAGTTTTTGAGATCTACCGCTACTTGGTCGTAAGCGCGGCGCAGCTCGGAAGTGGCTAAGTTGGCTCCGTTATTCATGGATCGAGCCAGCACATCGAGTCCGGTTTCCTGTATGGCTTCCATATCCATAAAGGTGTTACGGATCTCGGCTTGCTGCTCCGGTGACGCGGCTTTTAAGCCTTCTACGATCTGATTACCGGCTTCGGGTCCAGCCTTGACTACCTGCTCGATAAAAGTCTGTGAGTAGCCTTGTCCGGCTAGATAAGCGGCATTCTCTTGAAGTGTGCGAGCTGCGGTAAGTTGTTTCTTCATAGCGTCTAGTAAGCCGCCACCGCTCTTGGCGGTCTTAAACATATCGGCTATCGAGAACCCGGTGCCGGAAGCGAAGGCGCTGCGTAAGCGATCTACTGATTGACGGATTATGTCGGCTTGCTTATCGGCTGCTTTCTGTTGGAGATCCGCAGACTTCTCGGCAGCTCTCGCACGAATATCGTTGAGTCGTTCCTGTAAGCGGAACTCGATCTCTTCGGTTTTCTTAGCGTAATCTTTGGCTATGTCTGCGAGCGCAAGAGTATGACGCTTCCGAGCGTCTCCTACTGCGTCATCATAGGTTTCCTGAGCGCTCGCCAATGCTTCGTTGTATGACTTGTTGAGATCGGCTACGGTATCGGCATAGCGCTCTTGCGCGTTAGCCATTGCTTCATCTCGATCTTTAGCCGCGTCAGCCATTTTCTCTTGGCTTTCGGCTATGACTTCGTTCATATCTTTATAGATATCTTTTACTTTATCTTTGTATTCGTCTAATTTCTTTAGGCGCTTTTCTTCCGCAGCCGCAGCTTTCTTAGCCGCAGCAGGATCTACGAAGCCGTCAGCAGTTTCCCTGCCCGCGCCTTTGCCTTTACCCTTAGATCCAGCCTTATCTGCTTTGTCTTTAGCCTTACCAACATTATCAAGAGTCTTAATTAGGTCATTGGCTTTCTTGGCTGCTTTATCGGCAAAGTCAGAGATCCCGTCTAATCCTTTATTGATAAAGTCGAGTCCAGACTTTGCGTATTTACCAACTCCGGGCAACTTAGACAATACGCCTAAGAATAATCTCATAGGTCCGGTTACAATTTTCATAATTGCTTCGAAGACTTGACCGACCATAGGAATTACGGAAGCGAAAGCCTTAATCGCTACCTTGGCTACCGACAACACAACATTTCGGAATGTCTCGCTATTTTTCCATAACTTTACAAGTCCAGCTGCGAGCAAGCCTACTGCTATTACAATTAAGCCAATAGGGTTCATCTTCTGCGCTAGGTTCAATAACTTCTGCGCTATCTCAGCTCTCTTTACCGCTACTGTGTAGATACCCCATGCTACGGATCCGATACCGACTGCTATTGCGAAGGCTTTAATTTCATCTTGATTATTCTTGAAGAAGTTGCCGAGCGCCTTTAGCATAGGAATAATTAACTTCAATACTCCCAGTAATCCCCGAAATGCCGGCATAAGCGCTTCTCCGAGCGCCACTTTTGCGTCTTCGAACTGCGCTTGCATAGTCTTCATAGTGTTGGCGGTTCCGTCTGCGGTCCGGGCATAATCGCCTTGCGCTAACGCGGTATCTTTCATAATCAACGAATAAGCAGCTTGCGACTTAATCGCCGGTGGAAGTGTGCCGGAGTAAGTTCCCAAGCCCATAGCGGCGGCTTCTGCCTTTAATCGAACATCAGATAGAGCAACGCCGAACTTCTTTAGCGGTTCGGTTTCTCCTGATAGACCGGATCGCAGCGCAAGTATCGCGTCATCAATGCTAGTGTTGTTGAACGAAGCCATATCTCCGGCTAGTTGGACCAGCGACATAGACATTTTCTGTGACTCACCTTGTCCGAGTCCAAATGCCTGAAATAAATTGCCGTAGGTTCCAGCTGCTTCTAAAGCAGCTTGATTAGAGATACCCATGTTTAAGGCAGCGCTCTGCCCCCATTTTTCTACTGCCGCAGCTCCGTCTCCGAAAACTACTTGAACCTTAGATAGAGACTCTGCCATATTAGAAGCAGCCATTACTGTATCTTTACCGAACTGAATAAGTTGTTGCGCTCCGAAGGTAGCAGCCATTACTCCGGCTAGTTTTTTGAGACTAGATCCGAACTTACCCATGCCCGCACTAGCGGTAGATACTGATGAGTCTAAGCCTTTGAGAGAAGTCTGCGCTTGCGCTAATCCGCCTTTAAGATCCGCGACATCAGCCTGTAATTTAACAACTAGGGTTTCCAGCGTAGTAGCCATTATCCCCTACCTAACTTAGACTTGATTGCGCCAACAAAGATCCGGTTAATCTTACCGCTCTTGATTAGAGCAATAGCCGCCGGTTCTAAGTAAGGATATTTTACGCCGGATTTCCAGCGCGGTGAGCCTAATTCAACTGCTCGCGCATACTCAACTGTTGGACCAATTACGGCAATATACGAGTCAAATCCGAACGCTACTGATGTGCGGATAGATCTCCGGAGCGTTCCGGTGATTACATTCGGTCCGGATCCGCTAGGACCAATGTGCTTAGGCGGAATAATCCGGCTACCTTCCCGGCGGCGTGTGCCGGTATTGGCGTTGATTTGTGCTTGGCGTTGAATTGCTAAGCCGGCTTGGGCTATGCCTATCTGTGCGCCTTGCTCTATGCGATCTCCAGCGCCGTCAATAGCAGCTAGAACTTCTTTTAAGTTCTTGACTATTATCGCACCGCTCACGGATCTATCCTTTCTGCTTTGACTTCTTCGACTGTCACCGCTATCGCCATTAACCAATCCGCCGTATTAGCCGGTAGATTATCTACTTGATCCGGAGTCCAGCCGAAGCGTTCCGCCATTTGATAATAAAACCACTGCTCATCAGGATAATCGAACTCAGCGATCCTATGACCGCCTTTGAGCAACCACTTTAATCTTTGGAGTCGGCGGTAATCGCTTTTGGGTCTGCGGCGTTATCGTCACTTTCCGTCAGGCTAGGGAACAACGCTTTCTGTGCGTCTTTGGTCTGTTCGATTAGATAATCGTAATCTGCCATTTCTAGTTCTTCGATAGACTCGATCTTGACGGAAGGAATGATTAGATCAAATGACCATTCCTCTACGAGCATAGCGATAATTGCTTCTCCCAGCGCCATAGCCTTAGATAGATCGCCTTCTTGCGAGTCGGTAGTTTTGATTACGCGCTTACGATCTTTTACGCGTAGATCTTTAGGGTCTTTGAGTTTTACTGTGTTTCCCGAAGGGAGTTTGATTTGCTTAGACATGATTTGCCTTTCCTAGTAGTTGCCTTCCGCTTATCGTAGCGTAAGGAACAGGCGGGTGGGATAACGGGAAGGCTATCGTTATCAACCAACCCCGCCTGTTCGGATCTATTTGTTACGCGTAAGTACCGCTTGCTTTAGCGTTCTTTAGAACCCACTTGATCGGAGCAAATCCGCCGGAAGATCCAGCGTCAGTAGTTTGTGCTTGCGCATTTACATCTACCGCGATCTTGACGAAGTCTTCTCCACGATCAATTACCGCTGCTACATAAGCGCCCTTAGATAAAGTAGCTTGGAGTTGTAGTTCGCTTGCGCCTGTTCCGTAGTTCCAATTTAGAACAATAGCAGGTTGAGTGTTGGTGAGATAGCGGGTTAATTCGGTATCTGCTTCCATAACAAACTCGAACTTGCCGGTAACTTCTAGTGGTCCGGTAAAGATCTGATAAGGATTTTGCGTAGTAGAAATGCCGTAGATCGGAGTTACTGAACGCTTTAGATCTAATGAGCCGGAGATAGAGTTGGTGATTGTAGTTCCGCCAATAGTGACCGCTCCACGCCATACCGGAGTAGGAAGAACAGTTGAGAACGAAGGAGTAGGGGTAGCAGAAGCAGCCGAAGCCCAACCTGTTCCCTTTGCTTCGTATTCGAGCATTCCGTCAGCGTTAAACTTCAAAGAGAAGTCATGGAATTGAATACCGGCATACTCGCGAACATTCGCAGCATAGAAGTCGGTGAGAGTGTAGGAGATCGGTTGTGAGTCAGCTCCGGTAGCGCTTGCGTTAAGCAAGGATACTGTGTGAGTGTAAGGTGCGCTCGCTCCGGTTGTGGCTACGGATCCCATAATTCCAGCGATTGAATAACCGATAGTATCGGCAAACACATGACCGCCGAAATCAAAAGTAGATCTTGTGCGACCCGGAATATAGTTATAGTTAGTAACCATAGATCCGCGTAGTCCAGTATCGTAAAGTGGATCAATTAGATCAACCGGCTTTAGGCTATCAACCATTACCGGGATAAAGTCTGTTGGTGCTACGGCAGTTCCTTTAGTTGCTTCTTTCGCAATACCTAAATAACTGCGTACGGAATTCTGTACTGTCATTTAATCACTCTCCTGCTTTCATGTCTGACGCGGCAGACGGGCTTGTTGGTGCTTTTGGTGCTACTTTCGCGCCAGCAGGAGTTACATCTGCCGCGCTGAAATTCTCAGGCGCGTCAAACTCTTGTCCGGGCTTAACTGTGATCCCTAGCGTTGGGAACACGCGTTCTTCTGTTCCGTTATATGTATATTTCATCATGCTCCTTATGCTTGGATCATCTCGGTAACAACGAATTCTATCTCAGCGTAGGTTTCCGTAGCGCCTTCTTGCGAAGTTGCCGGCTCGCCGTATCGAGCTGAGATACGGGGTTCGGCTCCCTGCCATACTAGCGTTCCCGTAGTATCCCCAAAGTTGTGATCGCTGCGTAGTCTATCCTTGATGTTATCGACAAGGGTATCAAACGCCGTCATCGCGTTTTCGCTATTGCGCTCCAGCGAGTGCTGATAGATCTGAATAATTACTGTGTAATCAACGCGCTTCCAGCCGTTAGTAGCACCGCCTACCGCTATGCGTGACTCATCTTCGGCTTGAATAAAGACTACTGCGGCAGCTCGCGATAACTGACCCGGCTGCGAATTGACTTGATAGTTAATACGCTTCGGGAAAGAAGTAAATACTTGATTAAGCGTGGCTATCGGCGGGTTCGAAATAAACTCCGAGAGCTGCTGCCGAACTCCGGTGCGCCCTGCCATTATCGGAC